CCAGAGTTTTTAGCTACATTGAATGGTAGCGAGTGGGTTTCAGCTGAAACTGCTCTCAGGAACTCGGATTTATTCTCTATTATAAATCAATTATCCAACGACCTTGCAACCGTTAAACTGACAACCAGTCGGAAACAATTACAGGGAATCATTGATAACCCGTCAAACAATGCTAACCGCTTTAATTTCTATCAATCTATCTTTGCTCAAATGCTACTTGGTGGGGAAGCCTTTGCTTATCGATGGCGAAATGAAAATGGGCGGGATATGAAGTGGGAATATTTGCGACCGTCTCAAGTATCATTCAATCGCTTGGATAATAAAGATGGAATTTACTATAACATCACTTTTGACGACCCACGCATTCCACCAAAACAGCACGTCCCACAAGGTGACGTCTTACACTTTAAATTGCTATCTGTGGATGGTGGTTTGACAAGTGTAAGCCCGTTGATGGCTCTTAGTAGGGAGTTGAATATACAGAAAGCCAGCGATAAGCTGACGCTTAACTCTCTCAAAAACGCCTTAAATGCCAATGGTATTTTGAAGATTAAAGGCGGTGGCTTGCTTGATTTTAAAACTAAACTCTCACGCTCACGGCAAGCGATGAAGCAAATGCAAGGCGGTCCGTTAGTGCTGGATGATTTAGAGGACTTCACACCGCTTGAAATTAAGTCGAACGTGTCTCAACTGCTTAAGCAAGCGGACTGGACAACTGGACAGTTTGCTAAGGTCTACGGTATCCCAGAGAATGTAGTTGGAGGTCAAGGAGACCAACAATCATCGCTGGAAATGAGTTTAGATCTCTATAACAAAGCAGTCTCACGATACTTAAGACCATTTATCGGTGAGCTATCTCAAAAACTATCCTGCGATGTGGATGCAGATATTTTGCCGGCTGTTGACCCTACTGGCTCTAATAGTGTCAGTCGGATTAATAGCATGGTTAAAAGTGGCACACTCGCTCAAAATCAAGGCTTGTATATTTTGCAACAAGCTGAAATTTTACCTAAAGAGTTGCCAGAAGGGGAAAACCCTAATGGTACCACATTGAAAGGAGGTGAGATAAATGGGAAAGATTGACATTAAAGGCGATATTGTAAGCGATGATGCCGGTGCTTTTTACGAATACTTTGGCATGTCTAGTACCTATCCTAAACTGGTACAAGATGCCATTGCTAACGATGAAGACGAAGAAATCACGCTAAACATTGCGTCAAATGGTGGTGATGTGTTTGCAGCTAGCGAAATCTATACGATGCTTAAATCAAGTGGCAAGCGTATTGTGGTAAATGTACAAGGGCTTGCTGCTAGTGCTGCGAGTGTCATTTCAATGGCTGGTGATACCGTTCGTATCAGTCCAACGGCACATATTATGATTCACAAAGCGTCTACTGGCATCGTTGGTAATAGTGATGACTTAGAGCATCAATCAGCGGTCTTAAATAGCATTGACGAGTCTATCGCTTTGGCTTACGAGATGAAAACTGGTCTTAAACAATCAGAATTATTAGAGCTCATGGCAAAAGAAACATGGCTTAATGCCAAAACTGCTGTTGATAAAGGCTTTGCAGATGAAATCATGTTCTTCAATGATGACGAAGAACAAATCATGGTTACTAATGCCGTACATCAACTACCAAGCAAATCGGCAATCAATAAGTTCAAGAATATGATTGCTAAACCTAAAACCAATTCTTTGCGAGAGCAGAAATTGGCGATTTTACTTGAAAAATGAAAGGAAAAATAATTAATGAAAACATCAAACGAATTGCATGACCTTTGGATCGCTCAAGGCGACAAGGTCGAAAACTTGAATGAGAAACTTAACGTAGCTATGCTTGACGATTCAGTTACTGCTGAAGAGTTGCAAAAAATCAAAAATGAACGTGACACTGCCAAAATGAAACGTGATATGTTCAAAGAACAGTATACAGAGGCTCGTGCTAGCGAAGTAGCGAATATGTCAGAGGAAGAGAAGAAACCTTTGACTGAAAATGAAGAAGAAGTTAAAGCTAATTTTGTTAAAGACTTCAAAAACCTAGTCCGTGGTCGCTACCAAAACTTGCTTGACTCTAAAACAGACCATTCTGGTTCTGATGCAGGTTTGACTATTCCTCAAGATATTCGCACAGCTATCAATACATTGGTTCGTCAATACGATTCATTGCAAGAGTATGTAAATGTTGAGAACGTAACTACTCTTACTGGTTCACGTGTTTATGAAAAATGGACTGATATTACAGGTCTTGCTAATATTGATGATGAAGCAGGTAAAATTGCTGATATTGATGATCCAAAACTTTCTCTTATCAAATACACTATCAAGCGCTATGCTGGTATCTCAACAGTTACTAACAGCTTGCTTGCTGACTCTGCTGAAAATATCCTTGCATGGTTGTCTGGTTGGATTGCTAAAAAAGTTGTGGTTACTCGTAACAAGGCAATCTTGGGTGTTGTTGACAAACTCCCAACTAAACCAACATTGACTAAATGGGACGATATTATTGACCTTGAAGCTAAAGTTGACCCAGCTATCAAACAAACTTCATTCTTCTTGACTAACACTTCAGGCTTTACAGCTCTTAAAAAAGTCAAAAATGCTTTGGGTGACTACCTCATGGAACGTGATGTAAAATCACCAACTGGATATTCAATCGCTGGTTTTGCAGTTAAAGAAATTTCTGACCGCTGGCTTCCTAACGCTTCATCAGGAGTTATGCCGCTTTACTTTGGTGACTTGAAACAAGCGGTAACATTGTTTGACCGTCAACAAATGTCATTGCTATCTACCAATATTGGTGGTGGTGCGTTTGAAACTGACACTACTAAAGTACGTGTTATTGACCGTTTTGATGTAGTAGCAACTGATACAGAAGCATTTGTGCCAGCATCATTTAAAGCTATTGCTGACCAAAAAGGTAACCTTGGTTCAACAGCAGTCTAATTAGGAGGTAAGCTATGAGTGTATCTAAGGAAACTATCATGCAGACTCTGAATCTGGATGAGACAGACGACACGGCACTCATCCCAGCTTACATTGAATCAGCTCGACAGTACGTCGTTAATTCAGTCGGGGATGATCCAAAATTTTACAACCTCGACAGTGTGAGAGCTTTGTTTGATACGGCTGTAATAGCCCTAACAAGCTCATATTTCACGTATAGAGTGGCATTGACAGATACGGCAACATATCCTGTTAATCTAACGCTAAACAGCATAATCGGGCAGTTAAGGGGGCTGTACGCAACTTATAGCGAGGAAAGAGGTGACTAATGGCTAGAGTTAGATATTTACCCTCAGACTTTCGTTATAAAGCAGATTTTGGTACATACCAAAGCACCCCCAACAAGTTTACGGGTGTGAGTGTGCCAAAGTTCGTGAAACAATTTACGCTTCATTACAAGCCACACACTAGAACGCTCAATCAAGAGTATTTGGCTCAACAAAATGGCGAAAGTGATACAATAGTTATCGTCATCCGCCACAATGCAAAAGTATTAGAAGGTCAAGTTGTCACTTTAAACGGCACTCAATATGACATCGTGCGTATCAGTCCAGACGAAAACTTTGGTTTTAACCACTACGACTTTCTGACACTTAGAAAGCACAAGAAAGTTGGGTGATAGCTTATGACAGGTCTTGACGAAGCGTTAGAGGGTTGGCTTAAAACAGTGGCTAGTATTGGTGATTTAACACCAGCGGAACAAGCAAAGATTACAACCGCTGGTGCTAAGGTATTTAAAGAAGAGTTGGCAGAAGTTACTCGTCAGAAACACTATTCAAAGAAGAAAAATTTGAAGTATGGTCACATGGCTGACGGCTTAGCTGTCCAATCCACAAACGTGGATGGTAGAAAAAATGGCGTGTCAACTGTTGGGTGGGTGAATAGGTACCACGCCCAAAACGCTAGACGATTAAATGACGGAACTAAGAAATATCGTGCTGACCATTTTGTTACTAATGTACAAAACGATAGCGCTGTCCAAACTAAGGTGCTATTGGCAGAAAAAGAGGAATATGAAAAACTCATTCGCAAGAAGGGAGGGGAGTGATTAAGTGTTAGCAACCGTAAAACTAAAAGAGTTAATTGAGGGTAAAGGATTTGGTGAAATAAGCGAAGTATATGCAAACAACTTACCTAAAGAACTCGAAGATAACACCGATAAGACAATCGTGTTGCTCACCGAAAGCAACCCATCACTTGGTTTAAGTGGAAACGATACCTTTTTCAGTAAAACAGATAGAGTAGAAGTACAGATTTTTTATAAACTCGATATTGATTTTGATATTGAAGCTTTTGAGATGGAATTGATAAAATTCTTAAAATCTGAACACTACTCAATTACAGATATGA